ACATTTGTGCCGTCTGGATTCTGTCCGGTTATATTCCACGTAGAACTGCCGTATGGAGTGTATTGATTGCTTCGATTCGCTGCGTTTTGAGCGTTAGATTGCGCTACGGGATTATTTTGCGCCATTGCATTATTGGAGGTATCGTTTTGCTTTTTGCCGTTGTAGAGCGAAGCCGCTATGCTTCCTCCTGCCAGTGCTGCTGCTACCATTTTTATTCTCCCAACCATTTAGAATAATAAATTTCTACTTTTTCAAACTGTAATTTTTCAAACAGCCAGCTTGCATCTTTGTGGCATTTTGAACCAACAAACCAGCGGTCAACCTTTCTACGCTTTAATTCATTTTCGACAAACTTAAACAAGGTAAAACCTGCTGAACTTCCGCGCTTATCTGGATGAACATAAAAAATATCCATCGTGCAAGTTAGGCACGTTTTGTAATGCAAGCCCGGTGCGATAAACCCGATAAAATAACCAACGGCCTCACCAGCTTCTCGAAGCGTTACAAAAATTAAGCGGCCATTTCTTTCATTTTCAATGTAATAATCGTAATTAGGATCGAGTGGCACTTTGTCTTTATTTAATGCGAGTTCTTCATAATGCAGAGGAAACAATGGAGCAAATTCATGCAGTTTTTCTTCAAAACTTTCTACTTGAGCTGTAATCATGGTTTGCTTGTCCTAATGTCAATTACTAAATGAATTCGATCATCTGCTGAATTATTAATGACTTCGTGTTCAAGCTTATTGTTGAACCACCAAACCTCACCCGCTTGCATGTTCACCCACTCGTCACCGCACCGAAAATTGCTACCGGGTGCAGACTGCAAAACGATATGAAACCTATCCCAATATTCAGCGTGAACGGGAGTGTCAGCGTGCGGATAAATAGTGCCGCCCATTTTTAATTTGTTAATCATGCAACGTCCTAAACGCTCACCATTAACAAAAGCCATTAAGTCAAAAATATATTTTCTTGCTTCTGGCAATAATTTAAAAATAGGCTGGTCGACATTTTCATGCTGGTCAAAATTAGCTAAATGATTAGTTAAAGCTTCTTCTGTTTGATGCACTGAGCGATCTGGAAAACGTAAAATAATCGATTCTGTATCACCAAATGGCCCTTGTGGGTAATCGCGCAAATATGTGTCTTCTTTCCATGCACCGTGTGATTTATCCAAACGATGAACAGCCAAAAGCAACGGGATCACGTTAATGCCCGTGCAAACTCGTATGAAGTTTTTCAATTATTTTCCCAGAGTTATTTAATCATTAACATTTGCTGAGGCGTCAAGTTTGTGCTTGGCTGATTATTATTGTATTGCGGCACCACGCCACTATTAACTACAGGTGATTGCGGTCTATAAAGCTGGTTTTGCATTGCCATTGGCGGCGGTCTTAAATTGCCTGAAGTATTGGCATTAAAATTCATCCCGCTTTGCACTCTTGGCGGTAAACCTTGATTAATTGGCATCTGCATTTGTGGTGCGAATGCTCTTGGTTGATTCATTTGTTGCTGAATATTATTTTGTGGAAATAAAGCGGGATTAAATTGATTTGTATTTTGTGCAGGGTTTAATTGATTCTGTATGGCCTTTGGATGCGCTCCCCTTGGTACGGCTCCTCTCGGAGTTGTATATTGGCTCGGCATAGGACTTAATTGATTCGGAATAACTTGTGGTGCAGTTCCTCTGGGAGCGGTATATTGAATCGGCGCCTTTGGTGCAACTCCCCTTGGTGTGGAATTCATTAATGCATTACCAAGCTGAACATTTGTGGGCGATCTTATCCCCACTATATTGCGCTGAACATTTGAAAATCGTCCAGAAACTTGCGCTGGTATTTGTGACATCATAAGTAGCCCCCTAATTTAAAAAAAACATCTGTGCCATTCCATTCGAAACGACCGTTGCAAGCTACTGGCTGATTAAAATATATTGTCAGTGATACGGTAATTCCAAAACCATTCGCGGATTTTATTGTGGATATTGCACCACGGTATGTGCTTGCAGAAACCCATGTTTTTGCTGCGTCATAAGGTATTGTTTCTAAAAATTCAGTGTTAGCGTTATATGCTTTATAATCAAATGTTACGTAAACCCTTGGAAGTCTCCCGTAAAAATCAGGGACGTTAAATATTGGTCGTACTGCGGTTATTTGTTTGCCGCGTGTTGTGCCAAGATAATTAAATGTTTGTTTGCAGTAATATTGAATCGCTGTACCATCATCACTTGTGCCTGTATTTAATTTGCACACTCTTTTTTGTGATGTGTTTGTCCCGCTATACATAATTCCATCAAAATAAACTGCCACACCGTACCAGCCATTAAATTGCGTCCAAGCCCCTGTGTTTGTGTTCATCACAAAGCTGCCATTAGTATTAAAATAAATTGATAGCTGATTTTCAGGAGGGCATAATATTATTTGTGCGGTATATTTGTTCGCCATTGCAGAGGAGGTATAATTTTTTTGCAATAAATAGCGTAATTTATAGGATACTTGTACATTCTGATTTAGCCTGTCCGATGCGAGAACTTTTGAAAGTGGTATAACGCCATCTTCATTTAATATAAAAATATCGCCCCCGACTTTCTCAAAGCATCTGTATCCTAGCGGCTTACCAAGCATTGCACGGAAGGCAATTTTAAAATCTGTAGCTACTGAAGGGTCTGAGCCTGTGTAGACAATAACTTCACCCTGATCTGAAAAGAAACATGCATATTCCTGCAAGCCACTTGACTCAACTGACCATGTAACCATTGATATTATCGTTGCACCTTTAATTAATAGGCTTGATAAATCTAACTTTGTAGCCGCCCCGTAAATTGCATTAAGCGGCATATACCAAACATTGGCCGAATTCTTTTCAATTAAATACAGTCTATTTTTATAAATATTGCAATTAACAATTACATTCGGATTTACACCCGATATTTGTGTTGCACCACCGCCAAATGATGTATATGACCAATTTGTACCGTCAAAATAAACTGCGTCATTTGCTCCATCAAATAACATTAAAAACTTACCGCCGATCGTCCCCATTTGGCAATATTGCCAAAGTCCCGTTGTTGTAATTGCTGAGGCTGCAATAGTCTGCTGTGTTGCTGTACCCCCAACGGTTATATCCAGAATCCCACCTGTTCCGCTAGAAAATAGTTTTTTGGTAGTATCCCCATAATATGTTGCAAAAGATTTTGGCGCTGTGCCTGTATCATTATGAAATGTACATCCTTTCCTAGCGATCATGCTCGACTCTAACGGGAACATATTTATTGCGTATAGTGCGTCTTGCGGTTCCATTGCATTTGATGAATTATTTGAATTAATACCGCCATAAGGCGCAGGCACAGAATAGACTTGAACGGTTTCGCTTTTATTTGTTTCTCGCCTTCTATTTATTCTCATGAGCCAAAACCAGTATCAGGAATATTTGCATTGGAAATTAAAATATTATTTCTGGTATTTATATTTAATGGTAAAGGTCTAGACGCGCCTGCTTTTGCAATTAAAAATTGGAGCGTGTTTTCGTATTCTTTAAATTCTTCGTCATACGGCAAACCTTTGGCGCGAAGATAGCGCCACTTGATACCTAGTACAAAAAGGTCATCATCTAAAATGGGTACGTCAGTATCTAAGGTGAATAATGCCTTTGGTGTTCCGCCCGAGCTTGCACACCAATTTTTTGAAATGTATTCAAAAACAATCGTGTTTACTGTTGAGGGGATTGGATATAAAAATAAATTCGCGGCTGTGCTTGCTGCATCGCGTGTAATTCTAAAAAATCGACGTGGTCCTACTGGGCTAAGACCAGAATTAATTAATTGCCACTCTTGCGGAGTAGCTGGCCCAACTAGTTGCCATTTTTGCGTTCTATCCCACTCGGTTTGTCCAATAATGTAACTATAATCAGATGGGAACGCGTACTGCTGTTGACTGACTACTGTAGAGAATGTGTACTCTTGCCTTAGTATCGGCCAACCTTCGCTCATACTTTCAATCTGAGATAGGTCATAGCCAACACGATTAGCCAAAGCAAGCATCATTTTGGCTATCGGGTCAGTGTTTGAAACTACTGTGCTTGTGTAGTCACTTAGACCAGCCTCGTCTATAACGGCATTAACAATCTGTAAAAGAGTACGCATAGAAACCTTTTAGATTAAGTTAGGTTGAGCCCTTAACCGAAGTTAAGGCGCTCATATCAACATTACAGTGTCATGCCGCCAATGAATTTTGTTGTATCTGCGCGAACTATAATCATGCCTGTTTTGCCTGCTGTTATTGAGTAACCAGCATTTAAAGACAATGCATTAATAGTCCCGCCAACTGGCGGATAAACTAGCACTGCGTTAGCACCTTGATTGCACACATGAATAACATCACCAGCCGACAATGGCTCGCCAGCAATAATTACACCTGTAGACGCTGCGGCTGTGGTTACAACAACATAATCACCAGAAACAGCCGTTGCAGTTGCTTGAGTGGTTCCCGCTGCTGTTACGTTGTCTTGCATTTCGCCGCTAACTAAAGCGGCTGCACCTGCTGACATTCCAGCATGAACGATTTTAACTAGACGATTAGCCATTTTCTGTTTCCTCTTTTGGTGGTCTGCCTCGGCGCTTTTCGCCTGCCAGTTCCGCAAATTGTGCTTTTAAAGCGGCCATTTCATTTTTCAGATTCTGGTTTTCAGTCTGCATATTTAAAACAGCCGCACTGTCTGTTGCGCTTGCAATATAAGCTTTAGCTTTCTCTCGTAAATCACGAGCACCAAGCCACGTCAATGCGGTATCAGACACGCCGGCGAGTTGCTGAACTGTGTGAATATTCATTGATTTAAGGCTTAACGCGAGTGATTTTGAGATAGGTGGCCAATCGTTTATTGGTGTGCCTTCGTGCGATTGAATAGACTGATTTTTGAACGCCTGCCACTGCTTCGGGAAGCGGTCAACATCTGACATATAAGAATCACTGCCCGATTCTCTAACCGGACGCACAACTTTTTTAGTGTTGTCGCCAGGAAACAAAATCTTAATAAAAGCAACATCTTTAAAAACGGGCATACCCTGTTTTTCGGACTCGAACGCCTGATGTTCGGCCTCCATGTAAAATTCTACATATAAACCCGAATCATCACCGTGTGACACATGAAGCTGGTTACCGCTTTTATGTACTGTGGCTGCTGCAAAATCCATAAACTAACCTCTGAGAGAAAGAAAGGGCTATTTCTAGCCCACTTGATTAAAGAATTTGTGTTTGCACACAAGGATTGTTAATCATTACTAAAGCTTGCGTTGCTGTGAGCGTTCTGGCTGCTGTACCACTGCCGACAACTGCTGAAACAGCACTTGCGTAAGTAGCGTTAATGATTTGCTTGCCAGCCGCCAATGTTGGAGACACGATACCAGCAGTACCCAAGCCAACAGGGTTCCCGATAGCAGGTGCGCCCGTAGTGTTAACTGTTGCAATACCTTGAGTCTGGAACCAACCCCATTGGTTAATTAACAAACCTACGTTAGCAACACACAAAGGAGCGCCCGTGCCTGCTGTTGACGCTGCAATACCCGCAGAAACAACATTCACGCCTGAGCTAAGCGCGCTTGACAAAGTGCACAAAACACCGGGGAACAACGCACCAAAGGTATATGTCCCTTGGGTAGTAGTTGCGCCCAAGTTAATATTGCCGTGGTCAAATGTGAATGTTGATGTTGAAGGAACCGACAACACAACAAACGTACCAACATAACCAGCAGGCACTTGACCAACCATTACCACTTGAGCGCCAACTTGAAGCGAGTGAGCTGCGTTTGTAGTTACTGTTGCCGTGCT